TGCAGGTGCAGATAAGCCTCAAATGTCAATTGGTGGCCAATGGTATACTCTAGATGAAATTAGTGATAATCTACGTAAGAATGAAAAGTATATTGATACTTGGACAGAGACCCGTGGTCGTCAACTAGCTCGTAACTTTTATGCGACTGGTAGAGCACCTTGGAGGTCTTACCTATTTGGTCCAAGGAAAGATAATATCTTTGAAGTATTCGAATTTAGAAAGAATACAGCTAAGTGGGCAAAAGAACGCTTTGGTATTAATGCCATTAATCGTTTTAGTAAAAAGCTTGCAACAGCCATTGAATTCATTCTTTCTCTACCTTTCAATATTGACCGACTAACAGCTGAAATGATGGTTAAGATCCGTACTTTCCCTGTAGCCTTGCTTGAAGACTTTTTAACTTCAGTAAGTAACTCAGTGCAAGATGCGCTTGATTTTCGTTTTATGTTAACTCGTCAAACACAGCTAGAAAAGACTCGTGAGAAGTTTCTTAAGAGCTTCTTTGAGCCTAAAAATGCTTCGAAGAATATTGACGCCCTATCTGGTTACATGAAAACTGTAGCTGCTTCTGATAGCGCTGACTTTGATCAACTTGCTGTTAACCTAGGTAGAAAACTACGTAAGGATTACGCTACTAGTCCTACTTTAAAACCAACCCTAAAAGACTACCATGAAGATGGTGCTCGTATTATTACATTCCTTGAGAATAAGAAGCTTCTTCGAGTTAATACTCGTGCTGCTACTGAAAAGGGATTGGTTGACCTTGATTCTAACCGTGTTAAGCAAGGTTCTTTCCGTGATGTTATCGTCCGTGAAATCGAACTGCTTGATAAAGATATGATTGAACTAAATAATGCCCACCGACAGGTCTATGTAGGTCGTCGTGTAGGTATTGTTAATAAACGTGATAAGCTACGTGTTATTCCTAAAACACAACAGTATATTGATGCTCGTGGTAATAAAACAGATATTTCTCTTGTTACGAAGAAGGCTGGCGCTAACTTCCTAGCTGATGAGATTATCGACCGTGATTTTGCTAATATGCTAAACTACGCTATGGATGTAGAATATAAAGTTGATCAGAACTTTTCTAAGTTCTTTGATGACTTGTATCATTTCCGTGGTGGTAAGAATGACAAAGTAGCTGAGATTGATAATAAGAACTTTTGGCGAGCTCAAATTAATGGTCGTGGTGAACAAGGCTTCGGTCTTCTTCAGACTATTAAATATCACCAACAACGTGCTAAGGCTTGGACTAACTACTACCAAATTGATGGTCGTGGTCGTGTCTATGGTCAAGGTTACTTAACACCTACTACAGGTGAAGTTGGTCGTCCGTTCTTAGAAACTGCTAAAGCACAACGTTTTACTGTAGATGCTCTTGAAGAGTTGAAGATTCAAACAGGTGCTGTTATTGGTTCTAAGAGTGAAATCGCTACTAAAGTTATCGATCCTAAAACAGGTAAACTTATGAAGGGTTCATTTGTTAACGAAACACTTACCCAAGAAGGTCGTGAAGCTATCTTCAGAAGGCATCAACGTGAACTCATTGAGTTCGGTGCTATTATTGATGGTTATCGCTTTGATAAGACCAAGAAACAGTGGGTTAAGTACGAACAACAAAATAAACGACTTCATGACTTCTTAGACCATGAGTTTAACTTCCATGATGATGAGGGCAAAGAACTACCTCGATTAGCCCGTATGGCTCTTGAGTGGTCTCGTCTATACCGTCATAATGGTGGTTTTGAACGTAAAAGCTTCTCCGATGTTGATATTGATTTTTATCTCAGCGACGATATGCTTCGTACTCGTTCAACTCAATATCGTACAACTATGACAATCGAGAATGATGCCTCCTCATCAGGAGCGCAGATTATTGGTTTGTCTACTGGTGACCGGGCCGTTAGTGAAATTTCTAACGTACTTCCAACGACTAGTAAACAACGTCTATACGATATTATTGCTCAAGCAACAGCTTCTTCTCCTCGCTTCGAAGCCATTAACCGACTCGGTAGTGACATTGATTGGCAGGACTTAGCTAAGGGTGCTAAAGCACAAAACATGGTTACTTTTTATGGTGCGGGTGAAGCTACTCAAACTATGAACATTAGAGATAAACTTGCTGGTCAACTTACTGGTAAGAAAATTGATGGTGATTCAGATGGTGGTAATGCTTATACTCTCGTATTTGAAAAGATCAACGAAGTTCCAAAGAAGTTTAAAGATCCTAAAACAGGTTCAATTCTTCAGAAGTATAAAAACCAAGTCTATGTATTAGACGATGTTACAGCAGATATTGATTCTCGTATTGCTCAGGCAAAACAAATCGGTGCCAAAGATGTTATGGACGAACTAAATGAGCTTAAGGCTGCGTTTAAAGACTCTATGATTAATGATGCTGATGTAGGCTCTAAGCTACTTGCTCATGCAGGTGATATTAGTCAAGATGCTGCTGACCTCGTAGACAAGATGTATAACAGTCGTACTGCTATTGTATCTACTAACGAGTTTAAGAAAGTGTCAGAGATTATGTCTGACTTCCTAGCTGATGAAGCCCCTGTTACAAAGTACTTTATTAACAAGTGGAAAGAGATTGCCGGTGGACATTATGAAGATCCACGTACAGGTGAAATCCTTGTTCAATTAACACAACACAAATTTATTAACCGTAGAACCGGTGATACATTCTCAAGAAACGCAGCGACTAAGGTTGCTGGCTACATTGAGCGTACTGGTTCTACTCGTATGCCTTGGGTTACCTTCGACAATAAGAAGCTATCTCAGATATACCCGCCTAAAGTCGAAGCGGCTATCAACTGGACTGATCCGGTTACTGGCCGCAAGATTACAAACGTCATTCAAGACGTGGTAGAAGATACAAGTATTGTTAAAGGCCGTGGTGCCGTTGGTGATGCTGTAACTGGTCTCGGAGTTAACGGGAACCACATGAATGATGCCGCTATTGTTCGACAGGCTCATCTATGGGCAAGGAAAACAAACACACCACACTCTACTATTCACGATGCGTTCTTTACGAATATTGTGGATGCTAGAAAACTTAAAACTGCCTTACGTGGTATCTATGCAGATGCTCGTGGTGGTAAGACTATCCCTCGTACGCTTAAAGCAATAAGAGCGGATGGTCGTAAGCAGATAAGATTATCAAAAGAACAACGAATTAAGGACTATGACACTTTCGAAGGAAAGGTTAAGTCTGCTGCTAAAGAACGCAAATTAATGATGTCAACAGTTTCTAAAATTGATGATAACAAGTTTACTAGCCAGGATCTAAGCGATATGCTTACTGAGAATCCTGACTTTATTGTTCGATTAAACCGTGCCTTAGCAACACGGGGCTTTTCTCTTGATTCTCGTGGCAAGTTCCAACGAGATATCAATAAAAAGATGGCTGATACTCCTCAGTCACGAAAAGAGTTGTTAGATAGTTTTGAAAACTTTCGTGTAGCCCAAGCTGCTAATAAACTGGATGAGATCCAGGATATTGCAAAAGTTAACGAGAAAGCCTTTGAAGGTGAACTCGATGATTTGCTTCGGCTTAATCCTGAGCTCGTGAATACAATTAATTCTAAGCTTGGCACTAAATTATCTCGATCTGATATCGTTAATAAATTCTTTAGAGACGGGGAACCGAACCTAAAAGATGCAGTTAATTCGATTAAGGAGGTCCGTGACTTCCGTGGCAATTTGATTCGTAATAGAAAGAACCAGCTGAAGTTGGCACTAGAACAATCACCAAAAGCTGTCACTCAGATTAGAAATGAATTAGGCCGACGCTACTCAATAGATGAGATTGCCGAGCGCTATACAGGAAGCAAGTTAAACACTGCTCAACTTCGTAAAGAAGCTGGACAGCAAGTGAAGATACTTGATAATCGTCTTAAGGACGATTTACGAGCTGCTGCCGTTCTGAACTCAGGACTTGAAGCAGAGATATTACGCCGTACAGGAATTGATATGAGTAAGTATGCCCAGAAGTTAAAGACTGGCGAACTTACTGTTGAGGAAATCCTCCTTGCAGTTGCTAAACAGCGTAAGAAAGTTAATTCCTCCATTAGAAAAGATCTTAAGGATTTTGATAAGTGGTGGGATAAATCCCTTGCCCATTTTAAAGAACTGGGCTTAATAAATCCGGAGAATGAAGTTACCGCTAAGGAAATTATTTCTCCAATCAAAGACGGCCAAGACTGGTATGGGATTGGACCGTAATACTTATTCCAAAAAACTAATGCTGTGCTATTAGTTAAACAACTGAGCTGTGCTCAAAGGAAAACATTATGTCAGAAGAAAACACAAACATCGAAGAAACAGTAGAACTAAACTCTGAGACTCCTGTGGAGACTCAAAAAGATAAAGAATCTATGGATGCTACCATTGCTAAACTAGTTGAACAGCGTGTTGCTGAACAGCTACAAGACATTAAAGGTAAGCTTGACTCTGCCTACGAAATTCGTGATGAGGCCATTAAAGAAGCCGCTAAGATCAAAGAAGAGCAAAAGACTGTTCAGATCTCTAAACTCGAAGAAGAAGGCAAGCATAAAGAAGTATACGAACTAAAACTAGCAGACCTAGAAGGTAAGCTAGAGGCTCGTAACTCACAAATTACTGAACTAACACGTAACCAAGCTGTTCGTGAAGCCATTTCTGGCCTTGAGTTCCGTAATGAGTCTGCTTCTAAAATGGCTTACACTGAAATTCTTTCCGATCTTATCCAAGATGAGAACGGTGCATGGATTCATAGGTCCGGTATCTCTATTAAAGAGTTTGCTTCACTATACCGTAAGGACGATGAAAAGTCTTTTCTTTTCAAACCAAAACAAAGCTCTGGCGTAAACACTGGTAACCCAACTAGTGCTCTACAGAGTGACCCATCAAAATTGACCAAGCCTCTATCAGAAATGAGCCACGAGGAACTCATGCAATCTATTAATGCTGGTGCATTTAATGGTGATGCTGATGGTCGTATTTGGTAAACCCTAACTTTAACAAATTTTAATATAAAACCATCTATCAAAGATGGCAAGCACAATTTAAGGAAATAAACTTATGACTGCTTCACTTAACACATTCGGCAACCAAACTTTTGCCCTTCAGAACGCCCTAAGCGCATACTCAGATGAGATGTACACATCAGCTCGTCGCCTAAGCTCAACAGGCATCGTTGGTTCAACCGGCATGATCGACACTTCAACAGAAACTTATGTTGGTCAAATGCGTTGGTACAAGCCAACTGAATCAGTAGTAAACACTGCCCGTCTTGACGATGCTCAAAACGGTGGCGTTTCTTCTTTCTCATCAGCCCTAGCTACTTACATCAAACGTGTTGGTACATATGGCCACTCACAAGTTAACATGACTCAGGTCGTCGCTCAAAAAGACGGTCTTGCCAAAATCGCTAAAGATTTCGGTGAAGTTAAAGCTAACGACGAGCACGAAGCTGTTCTTTCAACACTAATCGGTGTTGCTAAATCAGAAGCTTCATACGGCGCTGGTTCAGTTGCTGATGCCGTAACTGGTGGTATTACTGGTTTTGATAGCGTTTCAGCTGTTGCCGGTTCTTCAGTTCAAGAGCATGACGCTTCTTCAATCGTAACTTCAGGTGCTTCAGGCGCCGGTGAACTCGGTTCAACTACTGGTTTCTACATTGACGTTAACGCTGCTGGTGCTTTCGGTGCCGCTGCTACTAACCGTAGCCTCGTACAAGACCGTGGAACTGATGGCCTAGAAGGCGCTGCTCGTGCAGAACGTCTTTTCCAAGCTGTTGGCATGGGCTTTGCTGACTACGAGCCAGACTTCATGTACCTCGTAACTTCACCAGAAGTATACTCACAGCTTCGCTCTTCAAACCTAGTTGACCAGTCAACTGTAACTGAAGGCAACATTGAGTTCCAAACAATCTTCGGTGGCAAGTTCCGTCTAGTTATGACTCGTGCCAACCAAGGCAACCCAAATGCATACGGTGCTGCTGATGCAGTTATCGCCGAATCAACTAAGACTTCATTCCTAGTCAAGCCTGGTTCAGTTGCTATGGCTTCCCTAGAAGTTCCAATGCCTGTTGAGATCGATCGTTCAGCTCGTTCTTACCATGGTGGTGGTTCTACAGACGTATTCTATCGTTGGGGCTACATTGCCCACGCAATGGGTTACAGCTGGGGTGGCGCTGCTGACCACTTCGCCGATCTATCCGATCTTGGTGGTTCTAACTGGCGTCGTGAAATGGATGTTCTAAACCTAGGTATCCTACCAGTATTCCACGCTTAAATAATATAGGAGTTTCTCATGACAGCAATCAAAGGCACTAACAGCTATGTTAGCCTAGAAGAGGCAGATGCCTACTTCGAAACCCGTATGACTAGTCAAGACTGGTTTGATACAGATTGCGAAGAAAAAGAAATCGCACTCATCACAGCTACATCTATTATTGATAATAGCTCCTGGGCTGGTAGAGCTGTAGCAGAAACTCAAGCACTTGCTTGGCCGAGGATCGCATCAATACATGATCCTCGGCTGGGCCGACTTGTCAACTTCTCTGGTACTGAAGCTTCAGCACCGGCAGATGTATGCAAGGCGACTTATGAACTAGCCATATACTACATTCAAAATCCAACCGTATTTGGTGAGGAAATTGGTCTTACTAACTCTACTACGACTACCCCGGACAATATCCGTATCGGTAGTATTGAGTTGCAAGGACTGAACAGTAATTCAGAAGCTAAAACAGCTAAAGGATTACCTACAGTTCTTCCTCTACGTATTAAGAGCATGTATTCCAAGTACCTTAACAATGGTGGATCTAACACATGGTATAGGGCTAATTAAATGTCATATAACAGCTTAATCTCATCACAGGTAGACAATGCGTTTACCTTACTCGGAGATTTGGTCGTTAGTGTAACATTTAAGGAGAGAGAAACAGGAGACTATGACTTTGCTACGCAATCATTCTCCGCAAGTACTACTACATCAAAAACAATAAATGCTATTGTACTAAGTACTAAAAGAGAACCAGAAGATTACACTAAAGAAGAAATCGAAGTTATTATCAAATCTAAAGATGTAACAGATCTCTCACTTTATGATGAAATCGTTATAGGCTCTAAAACTTACTCAATATCTTCTTTCGAAGATGTTAGTGGGTTTATCCTACAAATCATTGCTGTAGGGGGTTAACATGGCAAAATTCTCAGAACAACAAACTGCTATTGAAAGTGTATTCGCTTCTAGTGAATGGCTAAACGGTGCAGTAGGTTCAATAAAGGTTTTACCAGGTAACTTCCAAGGTGCTGTATCTCAAACAGAATTTCTACGCTTAGAAATCCTACCTGCTCGTATTCGTGCTGACTACCGAAATCTCGGTACAGCCGGACAAGTAGTAATTCAGATATACACCCAAGGCAATACAGGTATCTCTCGTTCAATGCAAATCGCTGATGCTCTCGACGAGTCTTTGCAAACAAAATTATTTACAACCACAAATGGTAGTATGCAAACAAGTGTAAGTGCACTAGCCGTTCTCGGCACCGATGACGCCAATGAAGGGCTTTATCGAGTGGACTACATTTTAACTTATAACTACTTCGCTAATTAAGGAATCTAATCTTATGGCACACATTAATAACATTGGCGCGTCAATCTATACACGCATCGACTATGTACCAGGTTCAGTTTCAACAGCCGATCGTGCGACTCCAGCTAACCTAGCTGCTAAGTTCGAATCAGCTGCTGCTGCTGACGGAGCCGCTGCTACTACTGAAGCTGCAGTTGTCGCTATTGAAGGAATTCGTGAATTCCCAAGCCTCGGCACACCATCAAACATCGTAAATGTACCTCAGTACGGTCAGTCAATCTCTTCACAGATTCAAGGCCAAGCTGACGCTCCTTCACTTGAGTTCACATTTAACTACATCCCAACTAATCATTACGCTCTAGACGCTCTACGCAAGTCTGGTACAAACCTCGTATTCCGTGTTCGTCTTTCAAACACAGAAGACGGTGGTGTACAAGCCACACCTGCTTCAGATGCAACTACTGAGTATGAAGATGTCTACTTCCAAGGCACTATCGCTTCTTTCGAGATCGTACCTGCCCTAACAGACGCCACACAAGCAAACATTGCTTTGACTATTGATGGCGACTTCGAAGGTCCTTTCTCATACACAGCTGGTTCCGTTTACGGTCTCCCAAGCTAAGGTTAGTAATTAATAGAACTATCTATTGATTATGTAATGCGGAGGGGGTTTCTTCGGAGATCCCCTCCAATTACAAAATCTACTTTAACCCCTATTACCTCCTGGGGTCTATATTTAAGTATTATATAAAGGTCTTTATCAAGGTCTTTAGGTGCATAAGGCCTCTGATGAGGTTCTATTATAAGGTAAATATTATTATGGATAATAATAACAAACCACCTTTCTCTAAGGAATTTGTCCTTAAGACTACCTTCCGTCACATGAGGAAGAGTGTAGACATATCTATTCGTAAGACATTTGATAGAATGAAAGACTTTACTTCTGAACCTTCAAAGAAGGCAGAAATCTTTGAAACTCTAGATGTCCTACATAAAACAAGAAAATTATTAGATGATTTCCAATTAAACAATAAACATCTCTTCTCTGATAAGGATGATAACACTAAAGGTGAACAACGATGAAACTTAAACCACAAACTAAAACAATCGATTTCGCTGCCGTTGAAGGTGGCAAACTTACTCTCGTAAAACTACCTCTTAAGGCAGTACGTGAAATGCAAGCCCTAGCTGGTAAAATGGAAGAAGCCTCTTCTTTTGACTCTAACCTAGAAGCTATGCGTTTCGTAATCCGTGCTGGCATTGTAGAAGCCGCTGACATGAGCGACGAAGACTTTGACGTCTTTGCTCTTGATGATCTTGCTGCTCTACAACAAGAAGTCATGGCTTACAGTGGACTAGCTGCTGTAGACGTTTCTGTCGAAGAGGGAAACGACTAAGCGCTGAAGACATGCATTTATACGACCTTGCTTTTACTCTAGGTAAAACTCGAAATGAGTTAGACCATATGGATTATGAAGAAATACAAGGTTGGTATGAGTATTTTCAGCGCCGACCTATTGGATGGAGAGAGGATCTTCGAACTGCTTATATTATGAACTCTAGTGGAGTTGACAAGAAGCCTGAAGAAATCTTCCCATCTATTAAACAGATTAAAAACGATGAACGCAAAGTACAACAAACCGGTCACCAAGGCGAAGCCTTAATGAACTCAAACTTCGGTGCTATGCTTGCTTCTAGAGGTTTTAATCCCACTATTAAAAAGTAATTTTGAGAGGGGTGTTAGCGCATCCCTCTTTTTACCCTTAAAAGGAGATAGCAATGGTAGTAAAAATAACCATACCTAACTTAGCTGATGAATTTGATGAACTCAATGCCGAAGCTAGGGAACTTATACATCAAGTAACCGTTGCTTCTGCCTTAAACGCAGTAACTTCATTACAACAAGCTACCCCAGTTGATACTGGCCGAGCTAGGTCCTCTTGGAACCTAAGTACTGAAGAGAAAGATTTTAGAACCCCTAATTCACCCTCGATATCTTCTGCAGCCTTACTATCTACTACTGCCTTAACGATATCTGAAGAAAATCTTTCTACCCAACTATATATTTCAAATAGTGCGCCGTACATTAATGAGCTAAACAGAGGTAAATCTGATCAAGCTCCGGCTCGCTTTATTGAACGAACACTTCTGCAATTCTACGACCCTGATGGCGTAGTTGTAGACGAAATTAAACTCCCAACTGATTCGTCTTTTGACGATGAATAACCCAATGGAACACAGCCCTGATGCTCAACTTCGACATACGAAGAGTTACGTTGCTATTTATGTAGCCCGTAACGCAAACTTAGCATTAGGGCACGTAACGAAAAACAAAGGATAACATAATGGCTGTAGAAATTAAAGTAGTCGCTAATACTAAACAAGCCGAGCGTTCCATGGACAAACTTGAGAAGAAAGTCTCAGGAGTTGGAAAAGGAGCCGATAAGACATCTGGCAGTTTTGACAAAGTATCTAAAAGTGTCAAGAAGGTAGAACGTGGCTCAGATCTCAGTAAATTAACAAAGAATACAGAACGGGCTGCTGATAGTGCAGAATCTCTTGAAAAGAGTTTCTCAGATGCAACTCGTACAATCAATAAACTAGTAATTGCTTCAACAGCATTGCTAACTACTTACATTACCGTTAAAGGTGTAGTAACAGGAGTGGCTGACCAATATC